GATGTCGGAACTTTTGAACGGGGTGTTCTTCGTCTTGTTCCCGGTGTGGTTGGGCGTCAAGGCGCTTTCGACGCTCTTGTCTCTATTTCCTTTAACTTTGGGCTAGGCAACCTCCAGCGAAGTACCATCCGCATGCGTGCCAACCGGGGTGAATGGGAAGGCGCAGCCGAGGCGTTCCGGGTCTGGACCAAGGGGGGTGGCAAAGTCCTGCCCGGACTGGTCAAGCGCAGGGAAGCTGAGATTGCGCTGTTCCTGGGTTAAGTGCGAAAATGCCGCAAAGCTGAGGTAAAAGATGCCGCTACAGAAACTCCTGCTAAAACCTGGGATCAACCGGGAAAACACGCGCTACACCACCGAAGGCGGATGGTATGAGTGCGACAAAATACGGTTCCGCCAGGGCAACCCTGAAAAGATTGGCGGCTGGACACGCTTCAGTGCGTTCACGTTTTTGGGCGTCTGCAGGTCGCTCTGGAACTGGATCACCATTGGCGGGGCTAATCTGCTGGGCGTGGGCACAAACCTGAAGTTCTACATCAATCTGGGGGGGCAGTACTACGACATCACCCCAATCCGGGGAACCCCCGGCATCATCAATACTAATCCGTTTGTCGCCACGCTAGGCTCCAGCGTCATCACCGTCACAGATACCGCGCATGGTTGCGTTACTGGGGATTTTGTGACCTTCAGTGGAGCTGTCGGACTTGGCGGCAACATCACGGCAGGCGTATTGAACGCAGAGCTCCAGGTCACGGTGTTGAGCGCAAACAGCTACACCATCACGGTGGCGGCATTGGCCAATGCGGCAGACGTTTCTGGCTCCCCCGGCGGAGGAGCTGCAGTTGTTGCCACATATCAGGTAAGCACAGGCCCTGAATACGAAGTCCCGTTGGTCGGCTGGGGCGCTGGCGGCTGGGGCGCTGGCCCGTGGGGCACAGGAACATCAAGCCCTAGCGCTTTGCGGCTGTGGAACCAGTTCAACTTTGGCGAGAATTTGATTTTTGGGCCGCGCGGCGGGGGCATTTATTACTGGGATTCGTCGATCGGGGTCTCCTCCAGAGGAGTCAATCTCACGGTGTCTGGAGACGCAGACACGCCACTGTTTCAAAATAAGATCATCGTCTCAGACGCATCACGTTTTGTGCTGTGCTTTGGCACCAACGACTACGGCTCTTCAACAATTGACCCCATGTTGATTCGCTGGTCAGACCAGGAAGACCCTTTTGTTTGGGCTCCGGCCATCACCAACCAGGCAGGCAGCCTCCGGCTGTCGCACGGCTCTGAGATCATCACAGCCATTCAGGCCCGACAGGAAATTGTCACGTTCACCGATCAGGCGCTGTATTCGCTGCAGTATCTCGGTCCGCCCTACATCTGGGGTTCGCAGCTGCTTGGGGACAATATTTCAATCGCCAGTCCCAACTCCGTGGCGCTTGCTTCAGGCGTGGTTTACTGGATGGGCATTGACAAGTTTTATGCCTACGATGGCCGGGTACAAACGCTCAACTGCGACTTGCGTCGTTACATATTCAACGACTTTAACCAGGACCAGTCCGCGCAGGTTTTTGCGGGAACCAACGAAGGGTTTAATGAGGTCTGGTGGTTCTACTGCTCTGCGGGTTCTACTGTGGTGGACAAGTACGTCATCTTTAACTACCTCGAAAATATCTGGTACTACGGCAACCTGGGACGCACAGCGTGGTTGGACACTGGCCTGCAGCCGTACCCAATTGCCGCGACCTACATCAACAACATTGTCAACCACGAAGACGGCGTGGACGACAACGCCACAGCAACGCCCGTATCGATTGCAGCGAACATTGCGTCTTCGGAATTTGACATTGGAGACGGCCACAATTTTGCCCAGGTCTGGAGAATGCTCCCGGACTTGACTTTTGGTGGGTCCGCATCTTCCCCTGCGCCACAGGTCACAATGACGCTGCAGGGGCTCACAAACTCAGGCTCCGGGGTCACGGCATCCGAAGGCCGAAACGTGGTCAAGGGCAGCACCTACGTGATCACCGAAGAGTACACCGGCCAGATTTACACTCGAGTGCGTGGCAGGCAAATGATCATAAAGATCGAGTCCGATCAGGTGGGCACCACCTGGCAGCTTGGCGCACCGCGAATTGACATTCGCCCTGACGGGCGCAGGTAACATGCTCGTCACCGACAAACTCATTGCCCCCGAGCCGCCGAACTTGCCGCTGGCTCCAGCGGAGTACGCGCGGCCATACCACGACCAGCACTCGAACGTGCTGCGACTATTTTTCAACCGGCTGTTCAATGCACTGACCGCGCTGTTCGGCCCTGACGGCGCACGGTTTCTGTCGGCTCCCCATGCCATGCTGATGAGCAACCAAGACCAGACAAGCGGCGGCACCACGGTGGCCAACACCCTTACATACAACCAGCCCGTGATCACGCAGGGCGTAGAGGTGCGCAACGGCGGCGAGATATGGTTCGATGCCCCCGGCCAGTATCTGGTGACGTTCACTTTGCAGGTGTCCAATCGGGACAATGCGGAGCACCTGTTTGAAGTTTGGGCCGCGTACAACGGATCAAACTTCCCGCTGTCCAACACACGGTTTGATGTCCCTGCCCGAAAAAACGTAACCGATTGGGGGCACGTAGCCCCCGCGATCACCGGCATTTTTACGGTGACAAACCCCGACTCCGACTACCTAAGCATCAAGTGGTGGTCGGACAGCACGCTTGTGTTCCTGGAACATTACGCGGCAGGCACCGCGCCTGCCCGCCCGGAGATCCCTTCAGTGATCTTGACGGTCAACTTTGTGTCCAGACTGCCGTGATTGCCCGTAGGGCACCCCCCGTGATAACATCCGCCAACCCCTTTTTCAAGAGGCAAAAATGAGCCCAGACGCCCCCGCCCAAGCCGTACCTAACGAGATGGCCACACAGGGCCCAAGCCCTGAAGAGATGGCAATCTACGAACAGATGCGCCAGGAGATTTCTCCTCAAGAATTTTCCAACGAGATGTTGGCAGGCGCTTCGCAGGTCGATCCGCAGGCTGTGGCCGAGTTCACGCAAGAGCTTCAAGGCCTGGACATGCCTCCCGAGGCCCTTGATGCGTTAAACGACGTGGTTGACGAAATCTTGGCGAACCCGGAGCAATACGATCAGCTGCGGGGCGAGTACCTTGAAGCGGGCCTGCCTGAGGACATCCTGCCTGAGCAGTTTGATCCCCAGTTCTTTTCTGCCTTGAACATGGCCATTGACCAAATGATTGCTGCGCCTACGGGCGTGCAGGCGTTTGCTCAGGGCGGCATTGCTGAGCTCAAACCAATTGCCAAGGCGATCGCCAGCTACGGTCGCAACGGCGACACCATGCTGGCCCACATCACTCCTGCGGAGGCTCGCATGCTGCGCCGCCGTGGTGGTTCCGGGACCATCAACCCTGACACTGGTTTACCTGAGTTCTTCCTGAAAAAGCTCTGGAAAGAGACCGGGGGCAAGGTCCTTAAATCTGTGGGCAAGCAACTTAAAAGCATCGGCAAGGCCGTCAAGAAGTTTGCTCAGAGTTCTATTGGCCGGATTGTTCTTCCTATTGCCTTGGGCTTTTTCTTAGGCCCCGCCGCCGCCGGTTTCTTAGGCGTCACTTCCACTGCAGGGGTGGCTGCCGTAAGCGGTTTTGTGGGCTCTTCGCTCTCTACCGTGGCTGCAGGGGGTAATTTGAAAGACGCCCTCAAAGCGGGGGCTATCGGCGGTTTGACTGCTGGAGCTACCGCGGGTGTCATGAACGGTTTTGATACTGCTTACGCTGGTCCCACTACCGTTGGGGGTCAAGTCGATGCCTTTAAGGGAATGCTGCCAGGAGGCACTCCTGCCCCTGCTCCAGGAGCAGGCCCTCAGGGCATTGGCGCTAACCAAATGCCTGTCCCGGATGCGGCCCCATACAGCGAACTGAAAATGACCGGTACTCCGGTAAAGCCGTTCCCAGAGTTTTTCGGGGATCAGGCTGCGGCCCCTGCCACAGACCCTCTGGGCAATTTTATTCAGCAGAACGAGGCCCTGCGGACTACGGCTAGCACTCCTGCTCGTATGCCCGGGGGCACAGGCACTGCTCCTACATACAAGCCCGGCGGACCCACCATTGGTGAATCCTTTTCCAAGATGGGCGAGGGCCTTGGCATGGGCGACAAAGCAGCCAGCTTTGATACCTTCAAGCAGGGCGCAACCGACCTGTTCTCCCCCGGCCCTACCAACGCAGAGGTTGCCACCCGTGCTCAGGAGATTATGCGCACGACTCCCGGCGCTTCTCTTAAGGATGCAATGGCAGCAGCGTCTAAGGAAATGGCCCCAGGCATTTTGCGCACGTACGGCCCTGCTGCAGTGGCAGGCCTCGGAGCTATGTCCGCGTTCGGCGGCTTTGACACCAAGCCTGTTGAAGGCGGTCCGATCACGCAGTCCCTGATGAAGCCTGTTACCCAGCGCATCGCGGAAGAAGGCACACAGCGTCAGATGTACATGCAGGGCCTTCCTGGCGTGGTGTACGACGATTTCGGTGCACCGGTCTTTGGCCAAAGCACGCGTTTGCCTACCTACGACGCCCCTGATTACAACAGCGGCGCTTTCGGCGCGCAGCAGGGCATCATGAATCTTCCTTCGATGTATACCCCACCCCCAAGCACCATTGGGGCTCGGGGCATGGAGCAGCCCTACAACAATGCCAACATGTACGGCAACATAATGCCTCGCAGGTATGCAGAAGGCGGCAATGTACAGCCTGCGGTGACAAGAAATAATCTTGATTTTATGGAGTATTTGAAACTCCACCCCGATGTACAGTCCGAGTTGGATAGGGGGGTAGCAAACTTTGGCACATCGGAGAACCTTCGGGATGCGGCGTACAACCACTACGCTCAATATGGTAAGGCGGAAGGTCGGATTTCCCCAATACTGGGTAACACCGACCCCGCTACCATGACTCCCGGTCAACGGGATAGCGCGGCCAAGTTGGCTGCGGATAAGGCGGCTCAAGAAGCGGCCCGGGAAAAAGTGGCCCAGGCCAGCGCTATGCGCCGCTCCCAGGGCAGCGGCCAGATGTACGCCAACATCAATGCGGGGCTCTCGGCCCTTGCGCCTGAAATCAACCCCATGGATGCGGCAGACAAGACCTTTGGTGCACGCAACCGCCAGACGCAGATGACCAACCTGCAGCAGACCTATGGCCCCATGTTGGAAGGCCAGCGCAATGCAATGGCGCAGCAGGCTATGTTGCTCGGACAAGATCCTGGCCAACTACCCCGCCCTTACCCATCGTTTCCAATCACGACAATGCCGGTAACCCTTGATCGCCAGGTGAACGCGGCCCCTGCTGTACAAGCACAGCCTTCCTCGAGTTGGAAAGGCATGTTCGGGCTTAACGCGGGGGGTATTGTGGGTTTGGCCTCGGGCGGGTATCCTCGACGCACTGGTCAAATCAGCGGCCCGGGGACCGAGAAATCTGATTCAATCCCTGCAATGCTTTCCGATGGCGAATTTGTCATGACAGCGAAAGCGGTCCGCGGCGCGGGCAAAGGCAGCCGCCGTGCAGGGGCAAAACAGATGTACAAGCTGATGCATCAGCTTGAAAAAAACTCAGAACGGGGCTGATCCATGGCAAATGAAGTTCAAGAACAAATAGTTCGAGAGGCGAGTGATATTGAGCAGCGCAAAGTCGGGCTCATGGACTCGGCTAAGGCCCTAACGGATGTCGCCAACTTAAACGCTCTTTCCGGGAGATACCTGACCCCTGACTACGAAGTCGCGGGCATGAGCCCTGATCAGTTGGCTGCTTTGCAAATGGGCCGTCAAGGGATTGGCGCGTACCAGCCGTTCCTGACTGCTGCTACACGGGGTGTGGCCACTGGGGCAAGCACTTTGGCCGATGCCCAGCGCTTGGCGCTCGCCTCCACTGTACAACCAGGTTTTCAACAAGGTATTGGCACGCTGTACGGCGCGGCAAATGCGTCCCAACAAGCGGCCCAGTTAGGCGCTGCCCCGACCGCTCAAGCGGCCCAGTTCCAAGGGCCGTCCAACGTATCTGCATCGGCTGCAGGTGCCGGAAGTGTCGGGGCCCTTCCCCAAGTCACTTCTCGGGACGTATCCACCCAGGGTATTGCCGCCGCTTCAACTAATTTCTCCCCACAGATTCGGGAGTTTTTAATGGGCCCTGCCCCACAGGTATCGGCTGGACTGCAGCAGAGTGCCCCGCAGATGGAAGCCGCACAAACAGGGTTCCAACCGTCTCTCCAGGCCTTTCAAATGGGTCCTGCTGAAAGGGTCAGCGCGCAGTCGATTGTCAGCCCAGGCACGATGGAACAGTATATGTCTCCGTACCAACAGGCGGTCACTGACATCTCGTTGCGCGAAGCTCAGCGCCAGGATGACATTGCTCGCCAGGGCCGTAATGCTTCAGCAGTCCGCTCAGGCGCGTTCGGCGGTAGTCGTCAAGCCATTGTGGAGTCCGAGGCCGCCCGCAACCTAAGCCAGCTCAAGTCAGACATTCAGCGCAAAGGCCTGCAAGAGGGCTACATGTCGGCGCAGCAGCAGTTCAACACGGAACAACAAGCGCGGCTCGCGGCTCAGCAGGCAAACCAACAGGCGGGCCTTACTGTGGGCGCTCAAAACCTGGGCTCCCAACAAGCTACCCAACAACTGGGAGCGCAGACAGGTCTGCAGACATCCTTGGCCAACTTGTCCAGCGAGCAGCAGGCAAACGTGCAGAACCAGGCTGCTCAGTTGCAGACACAGGGTATGAATGCCCAGCAGGCCATGCAGGCTGCTCTTGCCAACCAGCAGGCGGGCCTTACTGTGGGACAGCAGAACCTCTCGTCGCAGTTGGCTTCTCAGCAGCTTGGGGTCCAGACTGGACTTCAAACCTCTTTGGCCAACCTGTCCAACCAGCAGCAAGCCAATGTGCAAAGCGAGGCAAACCGCCTGCAGGCACAAGGCATGAACCAGCAAGCTGCATTGCAAGCTGCGATAACCAACCAACAGTCCACGTTATCTGCTGGCCAGACAAACGCGCAATTGGCAACGCAGGCTTCGATTCAAAACGCTGCAAACGCTTTGCAGGCGCAGGGCATGAACCAGCAAACCGCGCTGCAAACCGCGCTGCAAAACGCACAGTTCCGCCAGCAGACCAGCTTGGCCAATCAGGCATTGCAGGGCCAGTACGGTTTGACGCAGGGCCAGTACGGGTTGCAGGCCGCTCAGCAGCTTGCCAATGCAGGTACAGGGCAGATTTCGGCCACTGCTCAACAGGCGGGGCTGCAGCAAAACGCTGCAAACCTGTATGGAACCATGGCCACTCAACAAGCCAACATTGGCATGCAAAACGCCGCTTTGGGGCAGCAAGCCCAGGCGTTCGGTCAACAAGACAGCAACTTTTTGTTCAACCTTGGTTCTGCCCAGCAGCGACAGGTCCAAAGTGAGCTTGATGCCAACCGCCAAAATATCCAGCAACAGAACATGCAGCCGTACCAACAAGCAGCATTTCTGTCGGATATCTACAAGGGCGCTCCGTCGTCGCAGATGTCCAGCATGCAGCAGGCGACGGCAGCTCCCAGCCCTTTTCAGCAAGCGGCAGGATTGGGCATTGCGGCGCTAGGCGCTACAGGTGCTGCGCGCACAGCAGGCGTTCTTTAAGGAAGAAACATGAAAGAAGAAATCCTCAAGCGAGCTATGTTTGCAATGCCTTTGTCCAAGGAGGCCCAGGGCACGGGCATCATGGCAGGCTTTGACATGGACGAGATGGAAGACCAGGACGCGAATGCTGACATGGAGGAAATGCCCCCCATGGCGCGCACGCCTCAGAACCCAGAAATCTTGATGAACACCCTGCGCGGTGACATGCGCTCGGTGGATGCTCGGTACATGGAGCTGGCGCAAATGGTAGGCGAAGAAGCCGCCATGGAGACGCCTCCAGAAGTGCTGGCCATGTTGATGGGCCAGATGGGTGCCCAGCAAGGCGGTATTGGCGCACTGCCCCAGGGCCAGGGCATGATGCCCCCCGGTGCACAGCCCCCGGGCGCAATGCCCCCGGGCGCAATGCCCCCAGGCGGCCAAATGCCTCCACCTGACCAAATGGGTGCTCCTCAACCTGCTCCGGCCATGCCTCAGGGTGGTATTCCCATGCCCCAGGGCATGGAGAGTGCGCCCCCTTTTTCCCAGGGGGCTGAAGCCCCCCAAGGCTACGCCTACGGCGGTGCGGTAGACGCACCCCCAACACCCGACGGCATGCCTCCGATGTATGCCGCCGCTGGTGCGTTCATCAACCCCGCAATGCGCGCTGCGCAGTTCGTGGGCGACAAGGCTAGTCAGTACGGCTCGGCAGCCAACGCGGCGCTCGGTCGGATGTTCATGACGCCTCAGGGCATTTCCCAGCCCTATCTGGAAAACCTGCGTGGCCCAGGCGGCAAGTTCACGGCTGAGCAAGTGCAGCGCGGTGGCAACCTGATGCAGCCGACCTTTACCCAAGGCCTGCAGGAGGGCGTGACGCGGCTCGCGGAGCAATACCCGCGCGCCGCGCAGATGGCACTGCCTGTTGCAGGCATGTTGGGCTTGGCCGCTGCTCCAAAAGGCGGCACACCAAACCAGCCTATGGGCAGCTCACTGGCTGACCAGATCCCGCGCGATTCCTTACAGGAACTGCAAGACCGCAACGTCGGGGCCCAGGCCCCTGCGGTGTCCATGAGCATGGACAAGCCGACCACGGTTGCTGACCCCTCTCGGTACAAGGTCACAGAAGGCAAGACCCTCGCTGACCTGTCTGCGCCCACGTCTGCCGCATCCGAATTGAGCCAAATGTCTCCCGTTCTTGCCGGAGAGTTTGGGGCTGAAGCAGAAGCCCCCGCCGCAAAGAAGGAAGACAAGAGCGTCGCGGACTTCATCAAGGAAGCGGGCCAGGCAAAGGCCAAGGAAAAGAGCAAGGTCGATCGCATCCGCGAAGGCCGTGCAGAGTACGAGCCCCTGTTTGCAGAGATTCTGGGCGATGACAAAGAATCGGCCAAGATCAACGCACTGCTCTTGTTGTCCGAAGCTGGCCTGAAGCTGGCCGGATCGCGCAAGCCTACGTTTGCCATGGCCCTGGCCGAGGCTGCTTCTGGTCTGCCACGCGGCTTTGCTGCGATCGCTGCACAAGAGCGCGAGCTCGGTGTCAAGGGCAAGATGGCTGCGCTCCAGCAGGCCATTGGCGATGTGGACGCGCAGGACAAGTACGCCCAGGCGCTCAAGCTGCAGGTGCTCAAGGGCGACTACGACCTGCTCAAGGAGCAGGCCAAGAAGGGTGGCCAGATTACCAAGGATGGTGGTGCGGGCCTGCGCGTGGTCGAGACCAAGGACGGCTCGTTCGTCAGTGCAGGTCTTGAGCCCAACGACCCTACTCTCAAGTCTGCTGTGCAAAGTCGTTTCACGCTGCGCGATACGGACAATCCGTATGTCGAAAACCGCGGCGCGGCTCCCACTTCAATTGAGACGGACAAGGGCGAGCGCATCAAGCTCACCAACACGCTGCGCTCACTGGACAACAGCCTGTCCACGCTGGACAACCTCAAGGGCGTCTACACCAGTGCCTATGGCCCCGGCGCGTGGTTCTCGGACAAGGTCAACAACCTGCTGGTTCCTGTAGACCCAACCGGCTTGGTCAAGCCAAACTTTGACACCGCCGATGCGTCTACTCGCATCAGCACGGGCATGAACAGCATCTTGAAAAACATCGCTTCGGCCAACGATGGTGGCCGTGTCGCGGTGCAGGAGCAAGAGTGGGTGCGCGAGACTGCAAAGGGCATCTCCAACCCGACCGCGTTCTTTGCTGACAAGGAACTTGCCGCCAAGCAGTTCGGCAGCACAGAGGCCATGCTGCGCAATGCGCGCCAGCAGGTGCTCACGCAGTTGGGCTACGAGGGCAACGACTACGTCATGCGCACCCCCAACACTGGCACGAAAAACGATCCGTTCATCATCCCAACGGACCCTGAGCAGCAGAAGACCATGTTCACGTTCCTGGGCAGCACAGTTGGCAAGCTCCAAGACCCGCGGGCCGTGGTCAACGTGCGCATGCCCAATGGTACAGTTCAGCAATTCAATCCAACTCAACTGCGAGCTCTGAACCAATAATGCCTACGCTGACCAATACCCGTGGAGAAGTTATTGACATGGCAACCGGTGAGGTTGTCGGTCGCGCAGAGGGCCAGGCCGCTACGCCGTTGCCTGCGGGTCAGCAAGTCGACCCGCGCGCCACGGGCCTTGAAATGGCCGCCCCTGATGGCAAGACAGCACAGGGCCTGATCAACAACTTTTCCTGGGGATTCAACAGCGCTTTGTTCGCGCTGCCTGACTTCGCGGCCAAGAAGATTGGCCAGGGCTTGGGCATGCAAGAAGACCAGGTAGCCACGTTGGCCAAGTTCTTCAATAGGGGCGAGAGAACCCCTGTCAATGCAGCGGAGCGCTACAGCCGCGCCGTGGGCGAAGGTGTTGGCGGCACGTTGCCGTTCACAGGTATTTTGGCCTACGCTGCCAAGGCTTCCCCGATGGTCAAGGTGGCCGAGCCCGGCGCGGGCATGCTCAAATCAATTGCCAACAGCGCTATCCAGTACGCCCAGAAGAGCCCCATGGCCGCTGCTGCTACAGACATTGCTTTTGGTGCGGGCTACGAGGGCCTGCGTCAGGCCGTCGAAGAGAACATGGATGAGTCCAACCCGTACAAGGACTTGTACAAGGACCTCCTGCCTGCCGCTGCTTTCATGGGCCTGCCCTTGGCTGCCGCAAGCCTGCCCAGCGTCAAAGCTGCTGGCTGGACCATGGACAAGATCAAGGGTGCACAAGGGGGTCTTGGCCAAGTCGAAAAGGAAGCGATTGCCGGGCTGCCCAAGGGCTACCGCCTGCCCCTGATCAACATCATCCCCAACGTCCTGGTCAAGCGCGCCGAGAGCAAGCTGTCGCAGGTGTTTGGCCCCATCAACGAAAGCCCCGAAGCACAGCAGGCGCTCAAGCAGTTGGAGGCCGCGCTGGCCGATCCGCGCATCGCGGATGCAGGCTTTATGTTCGACGTGTCCGAACGCACCATGTATGGCCCTCTGCTCAGCCGCAAGGCAGAGCTGCTGGAGCAACTGGGCCCCAAGGAGCTGGAGTCCGTCAAGGCGCGCATCAACGAAAACCAAAAGCGCCTGTCCACGCTGTTTGATTCGTTCTCGCCCGAGGCTCGCAAGCCGATCGAAGAAGCATTCATGGCCGCTCAGCAAGAGCGCCAGAACTTTTTTGAAGGCCTGCTGCGCCAGAAGAAAGACATGACCGACGCGGAAGTGGCTGCCCTGTCCGAGCGCCTCGGACCGCAGAATATCGACATGCTCAACAACGAGCTGCGCGGTGTGATCATGGCCGACATGGAAGCGGACTTCGGCATGCGCCAAAAGATCCTGTCCCGCCTCGGCATGAAGCGCGCAACCAACCCCGACGGCACATTGGCCGATACTCGCTATCGCGAAGGCCCCGACGCAGGCAAGTCACTGCCCCAATACAAGGCCTACGACATCGAAGAGGCCGCCCGCGCCTTGGTGGCCAAATACACTCCGGCCCGTGCAACGGGGGCCAAGGGCGGGCCCATGCCCGAGCCAATCAAAATCTTGCAGAACATGGTGCAGGCCACTGATCAGGCCCGGCAAGCGGCCCTGAAACAGGCTACCGAATCGCTGATCAACCAGCGCGTGAATGAGCAGTTGGCGGGCTACCCCCTGGACGACGCTTTGCGCGAGCAAACCGTGGCCAACGTCCGCGCTTTGATCACGCCTTCTGGAGCCAAGGGCAAGAAAGCAGCGGATGAGTTGGCGCGTCAGATGACCATCCAAAAGTCCGCGGGTATTACGACCAAGGGCGGAGGCCAGGGCGACGTGGCTGTATCTACGGGCATTCCTGGACGCCCAATTTACGTCAACCCCGAGCAGATCAGGAACGATGCCGAACTGATTGCCCGCGAAGGCACCAACATCGACATCAACATCCCCGAAGCACTGGACTTGCTGGCCGCTGGCCAACGCGCGCGCCACGATGGGGTCAACTCGTTCAACAGCTCCCTGATGTCGGGCCGTGGAACGCGGGTCGCGGATGCGCAGCTCAAGCTCGATCGCGGCAACGCCGGGTACAAAGACATCGAGGAACTGGTCCTCAAGGCGGTGCCCAAGGTCAGCCAGGAATACGACGCCATGAAGATGGCGTTGGACGACTACAACGCTGGCTATGAGAAGCGCTTGCCTCTGCTCATGACTTCGCAAAAGGCCGGGGGCCGAGAGTTCCTGCTGCCCAACGAAGACTTGATGCGTACTGCGTTCAAGTCAGCGGAAAACCTGCGCCAGCTCAGCGTCACTTTGGGCAACAACCCTGCCGCAGAGGATCTGCTTGCCAAGGGCTCGATTGACTGGCTGCGCTCCAAGGGCGCTGTCAACCAAGACGGCCTTGTGGACCCCAAGAAGATCAAGAGCATTCTGGACAACAACAAGAACATCGTCGAAAACCTGCCTGCGCCCATACAGCAGCGCCTGCGCGACGAAGTGGCCAACGCCGATGATTTTGCCAAGCGCATGGGCGAGATCGATCGTCGCAAGGTCGAGATGACCAACAATGAGCTCGACAGCTTGCTGGCCAAGGCCAGCCGCCCCGATGCTGACCCCCAACAGATTCTGGTCACAGCGCTGCGCGATCCGGCCACCATGCGGGTGCTTGTGGACCAGGTGGGCAAAGACCCTGAAAGCCTGGCCGCACTGCGTCGTCAGGTCTGGGACCTGTCTACAGGCGGTGCCCAGGGCGGTGGTGCACTTGAGTCGTTCCTGAAGAACAACGAAAAGTCGCTGGGTGTCCTGTTCAAGAACACGTCACACCTGAATGACCTGAAGACGCTTGCCGATCTGCAGCGCCGGGTCAACGCTTTTGCTGATGTGACGGGTCAGATTCCAGCGTTTGATTCGCTGGACCAGTCCATGAAGAAGCTGTTTGGCTCTGGTATCCAGTTCCTGACGACCACCATGCGTGAAGCAGCGGTGGGCCGTATCAATCCAAGTACCGGTGCCCTGGCCATCATGCTGCGCCTGACCGGCAGTATCGAAGACCAGTTGTACCAGCGCATTTTCACCAAGGCGCTGGAGGACCCAGAGTTCGCCAAATCCATCACCAAGGTGGGCACCCCTGCGGAAGCCAAGAAGTTGGCAGGCATGCTGCAAAACATCGGCATCTCTCCAACGGCGTACGTCCCTGGCCCTGCCCGAATCACGGGCCTCGAGGCTTCCGACCTGGCCCGGGAAGAGGAAGGCCAGCCAGCAGCTCAGCCTACCCGCCAGAGCGCCGCATCCATGCTGCGCCAGCTGCCCCCTGCTCCTCAGACTCGGGGCATGCCAAACCTGCGCATGGGGCCGCCGCCAGCAGCCGCGCCAGCCGCGCAGTCGAGCCTGATGTACCCCACGCTGTTCCCAAATGATCCGATCAGCCAGATGCTGCAGCAGCGTCAGCAACAATTTGGCCAACGCCCCCAACCTTAAAGGAGCTTTCCATGAAACACGCCGATGTGAAAAAAGACAAAGCCATGATGCAAAAGGCTGTCAACAAACACGAGGGTCGCCTGCACAAGGGTGCCGCTCCTACCAAGCTGGCCAAGGGCGGCGTAGCCAAGAAGGCTGCAGGCGGCATGGCCATGAAGGGCAAGGGCGTCGCCAAGCGTGGGTGCAACTAAGCCATGGCTACCTCAAAGAAACCCGTGTGGGACAAGGCCCGTCCCAAGGACCTGGGCGCACCCAAGAAGCTCAGCCCTGCAAAGAAATCGTCTGCCAAAGCTGCCGCCAAAGCTGCTGGCCGTCCCTATCCCAACTTGGTCGACAACATGCGCGCGGCCAAGAAGAAATAAATTGCAGTTGCCGTCTACGCCTCAGGCAGGGGCTCTCCACCTCCGATGGCACTTTGGCCCAGACTCAGGTCTGGGCCCTTTTTCTCGTGCGCAACGACCCGTCGCCACCACTGGTCGCAGTAGATATCGAACTCACGCCCTACCGAAACAAATTCCTGCACTTCTCCGTCCTGCGCCACCATCAGAACCACGCCCTGGTTGATGGTGGTGCCGTGCTGGTGGTTGTGTGCGACAGCGTACGCAGCGAGCTGGATAAAGTAGTCCTCGATCCACGCGCGCTTTTTCATCTTGTTGGCCTGCTTGAAGTCAACGATGCAGGGCTTGCCCTTGTACACACCGATGAAGTCCGAGGTCCCCGCATAGCGGCCCGTGTAGATCAGGGGAATCTCCGTGCCCCACGCTTCGTCCACGTGCGGGAAGAACTTCTCGATCAGCGTGTAGCCCATGCGGTAGCCCCTGACCTGTAGCCACGTGCGCGGCGTCTCCAGCGGCCTGTTCAGGAGCATTCGCTCCACGACGTTGTGCATGTGCGTGCCCACCAGCGCAGCTTCGTTCTTGATGCGCTCCACCTCTTCCTCGCCGATACGGCGGGACCACTCTTCCAGATGCGCCTTGTCCTTGGTGCCAGACAGGATGGTAGTGACGCTGGGCACCGGGGGATTGCCGTCGAGGCTGTAAACGCGGCCCGTGGGCAGGTCCAGGCGCTTGAGTTTGGGGTAGACGAACTTGTTTCTGATCGGGACGAGCTGCATTATTTGATCCATTCCTTGAGCTCTTCTCCGAGCACTGCGTTGGCGATGTTGATTTTGCTGCGCAGGGCCTTGACGATGTGCTCGTCCACGGTCCCCGGGCTGATGAAATCGACGTAGGTCACCTTGTTGGTCTGGCCGATGCGGTGAGCGCGGTCCTCGGACTGCAGGCGCACCTCCAGGTCGAAGTTGTTGCTGTAGTAGATCACGGTCTTGGCTGCCGTGAGCGTCAGGCCGTAGCCACCGGTACGGGGGTTGCCAACGAAGAACCGCAGATCATGGTCAGCGTCTTGAAAATTGGTCACGATCTCTTGGCGCACCTCAGCCTCTGTGTCGCCGAAGTACGTGGCCACCGACGTCATGCCGTGCTTTTCCTGTAGCGCCAGCTTGATGTTCTCGATGTCGCGCCGGTAGTTGGCCCAGATGATCACCTTGCCCTCGACCTCTTCGATCTGCGCCAGCAGTTCGTTGACACGGTTGCTGGGGATGTCCTCCTGCCTGCCGTCGTCGAGCTTGACGTGGCCACAGCAGATTTGCTGCAGCCGCATGATCTGCGTGAGCGCATTATTGGTGGTCATCATCGAGCCATCATCCAGGATGGACAGGGCCATAAGCTTCATCTGCTCGTAGTACTTCTTTTGCTCCGGCGTGAGCTCAATCTCCCGGCGCACGAACACCTTGTCAGGCAGGTCCAAGCACTCATCCTTGGTCACGCGGAAGGCGAACTTGTTGAGCTTCTTTTGCAGTTCATCCAGGTGCCGGTAGCCGACGATCTGCTTGAAGGTGTGGGTCGGCATTTTGCGTTCAATGAGGACCGCGTACCGCGCTTGGAAAGCGTAGAAGCTGTGGTAGCCCAGACAGTCGTTGCCCAGGAATTCGCACTGGCTGTACAGGTCCAGCGGGGACTTGGTGACGGGCGACCCGGTGGCGATGCGGCGGTACTTCGCCTCCTTGCCGACCTTGATGATGCTCTTGGTGCGCTTGGCCCCGGGCGTCTTGATGGTGGTGCTCTCGTCGATGGCCATGAAGGCATTGGTGACGCGCAAGAAGGTGCGTGCAAACAGCGCGCCCCTCTCTGTGCTGAACGCCTCGATGTTCATCACCAGCACCCGCAAACTGTCTACGCTGGCCAGCATCTTCTCCATCGCCACCTGCTCCGCCTTGCGCGGGGTCGGGGACCAGCAGGCCATGGCCAAAGGGATGTGCTCAGGCATGTGCTTGGGGATCTCGGATGTGTACCAGTTGCGATACACACCCTTGGGTGCTACGATGAGCATCGAGTTGATCCTGCCCTTGTCATAGAGCATCGCAGCGTTGTTGATGAGCATGAAGCTTTTGCCCGTGCCCATCTCTGCCAGCACCGCAATTTCCGGTTCCTCCCAAAAGCGTTGAAGATACGCAGCTTGGTGTGTGAACGGTTTGTTCTTGAAGGGGTAGTGGGATAAAAAATAGTCCATTGCTTTCTTTCTTTCTTGAAAAAAGGTTGTTGACAACCTCGAAAGCAGTGTACACTAAGCGCACAGTTAAAGAAAGGATAGTGCAAATATGCCAAGAGTTTTTGTTGTTCAAGAGATGCCGAATCACGATCTGGCTCCGGCCATGAAGTTCGGTGACATGAAGGTCTTGCTGCCTTCATACACCCAGATTGCGTTCAGCACGTCGCCTACAATCCGCAGCCTGCGACACAAGCTGCGTGATTTCAGCGATACTGATTTCCTGCTTCTTGCAGGAGACCCCGTAGCGATTGGCCTGGCCTGCTCAATTGCTGCGTTTTTCAACAATGGCCGTTATACAGCGCTGAAGTGGGATCGCCGCGAGCACATGTACATCCCCGTCAAGATTGACGTCACCCAGAAAGGAGAAAGCGATGAGTAATTTAAATTCCATGTTTGAAGAGGACGCAGGTGCCCTCACCGTAAAGGATGAGGACCTGTCCTCTGTTGCAGCCTTGGCCAAGCGCGCCAAGATGCTGGAAAAAGAGATCGAGGAAATCGAGTCTGTGCTCAAGGAGCGCTCGGAGCAACTGCGCAAGATGCAGGAAGAGACACTGCCCAACATGCTGACTGAGCTTGGCATGAAGGAATTCACCATGTCGGACGGCAGCAAGATCACTGTCAAGCCTTTCTACTCTGCCTCCATCAAGGAAGAGAACCGTGCCCAGGCCTACGAATGGCTGCGTGAAAACGGCTACGACGACATCATCAAGAACACGGTCTCCGTGCGGTTCGGTCGAGGAGA